AGCTGCCTAGCCCATCAATACGTTTGAACCAATGGAAATAGTCCTCACAGTTAGGTTGACATTTAGCAGGGGGGATGTCTATCACCTTTTGCGTAGAGGTACTGCAAAAGGTGATAGACATCACCCCTGCTAAATGTCAACCTAACTGTGAGGACTATTTCCATTGGTTCAAACGTATTGATGGGCTAGGCAGCTTCCTCTGTGCTCAGATTGTAGCAGATCTAAAAAATACAATAGGTCACCCACTGGCAGGCGCACCCGATTGGTTGACCTTCTCAGCGCCGGGACCAGGGTCCCTTCGAGGACTATCCTGGTACTACCATGATAAAATTACTGAATCCTCATATAACGCAGCTATCCAGGAAGTTGCTAGGGACTTAGAATGGGAATTCTGTATGCAAGACCTACAGAACTGTATGTGCGAGTTTGATAAGTATTGTCGCGTTCTAACTGGCACTGGCCGGAGTAAGCGCAAATATGCGGCCTATTGAGCTAAAATGGCTGCATCAGACGCCGCTCGACAGTAGATCACATACCGGGCAATAGCTAGGCATGGCTTTTTTATTCTGCTAGTCGACAGGCTTAGGGTAAAATGTTATATAAAACAAGGGGTTACAAGGCATGAATCATAGGTATAGCCAACGTATGAATGATATGTTAATGAAAGTCTTCCAAGTTGGGGATGATTGGAGAAATAATATGAATGAGTATGATACATTTGAAGCTGCCTGTGTGGACAAGTATAATGTCGCACACGAAAAGACTGATGGACAAGGCGCTTGGGATGACCTACGCAAACGAGTTAATATAGACCAGAAGAAACGCCGATGATTATATCAATTACAGGGCGAAACGCGCCTCAAGCCTACACAGAAGGGCTACAGATATTTCGTACTTGCGCCTTAATGGAGCAAACTAGAAATGGGCCAGCAATGGTGATGCCCGCTCCCACGTTCTTAACCATACAATTTCCTGAGGAGCGTCTACTCAATTGCCCTGTTAGAAGAGTTAACCCGTTTTTTCACTGTATGGAATTTGTGTGGATGATGGCAGGCAGTAACGATGCTGAATGGATAAGTCAATTTAACCAAAGAATGTGGGAGTATGCTGACAATGGAATATTGCGAGGCGCGTATGGATACCGATGGGCGAACCCTATCTATCAAATTGCCCAAGTCATTGATCTTCTCCGCCAGACCCCCGGTACACGTCAAGCTGTACTGTCCATGTGGGACATCGTACACGACGCACCAGGAGCCAAAACCTCAGACCGACCATGTAATACTCACATATACTTCAGAGTAGATGAAACTGACTGCCTTAATATGACAGTGTGTAACCGATCTAATGATTTCATATGGGGGATGCTGGGAGCCAACGTGGTTCATATGACTATGTTACAGGAGCTCATAGCTTCTGCTGCGGTCTTGAAGCTAGGGCAGTATCATGTGTTCAGCAATAACTGTCACATTTACACTAGTGTCCCCCGTTATGAGGATATTATCAAAACAACCCTGGACGTAGACATGTACAAGGGGAAGGACATGGTCGGGGGCCACATGGCTCTGCTAACAGACTGCACCCACGTTGAGTTTATGGAGGATTGTATTCGCTTCCTTGATGGGGAGAGTACCTTCCGCTGCCCATGGATACAGCATGTCGCATGGCCTATTAAGATGGCCTACCTAGACCGAGACAATAGGTACGATTATATCGAGGAAATCGTAGCTTCTGATTGGCATAGAGCCTGTTGGGACTGGGAAACTAGGAGAATTGAAAGGAAAAAATACAACTAGGTCCCGAGCAATTCCTATGGTATTATATAAAAGTACCTAGCTAAAAGGAAATAAGATTATGTCAACTAAGGAAACAGCAGTGAAAGGTTACACAGACGAGATGGAAATGGGCGAATTCCTAGGCGATATGTATCGTGGTGTAAGTCACATAAGGGCAGGGATTTGGTGTCTTGTAATATTAGAGTTAGCCAAGTTCGTGCTATGGTGAGGGCAAATGAAAGACAGGTTGGTGGGGAGCATTACAAGGACACAGCAGCTCCCTGCCCTAACTGTGGTCATCTTCTTGAGCATTGGGATGTTTCTTGGGCCTTTAGCTTTAATCAGTTCCAGTATTGTATATCAAAATACATTTGGAGGAAGAAGGGTGCGGGTGGCCGTCCCCTCCTCGCTGACCTGGAGAAAGCGAAGCATCACCTTGAGAAATACATTGAATGCGTTAAACAAGACGAAGAGGAAGGCGAACCAGGACCAGGATATGTGAACCAGTAGTCCGCCCGAGGCGACCAATGGGTTTTAGTTAGCTCTGGGTGCGGCCGGAGTCAGTCGTCACCGCACTACTTAGTCTTACCCTTAACCTTCTCAACGGTACGCATCGTACCTAGAAGTCCGAGCATGCCCAGAGTTAATTGCATGATGGTTTGGTGAGGAAGCTCCAGCCCAACTTGCCCCGAGATCCATTGTATCCATGGATTTATGAGCACCATGTTGAGAACCCCTAAACCACAGACCCAGCCGATGAATGGTCTCCATGTAGCAGCGAACCAATGACGACTTGTCGCTTCTATCTTATTGATCTCTGTTTGCGCCATGTCTGGGGCCATAGCGAGTCGCATCCGTACTTCTTCATGTGTCAGCTTCTCGTCTTTACTGGTGAATAAATTGTCCAGCACATTGCCGACCGCAGTAACTCCTGCGACTGCATCACCCCCAAGTAGCTTGGTCAGAATTCCCAAGGACCTTCTCCTTCTTAAAGTAACCGAATACAACCATGATACCTACGACTAAATAGCCGTGATAATCCGGTGGTATTTGTGAATGAACCTCAGGCCAAACAATCTTGACGATAAGGAGAACAGTTGCCGCTAGAAATCCAGAGATGCCTGCGGCTTTGATGGTACTTGAAGGTGCATTCATACTAGCTCCCTATTGAACACCCAGAGCGTTTGGGGGGAGAGGCTTCCCCGTATATTTCTGCTCTGCAGAGTTACTGGCATCAGAACTGATAGCATCCACGGTCACTGTATAGGCGAGGAATGTATACGTCCCCGGCTGTGGGATTGCCCCTACGAGGGTTTGGCATTGAACTGCCCCCGGTATCACAGTCATTGCAGAGGTAGTATCTAATACAGTTTCCCCACTGTGCCGGACACCTGTAAGTCGGGTATGTCCGATGTCACCATCTTGAATAGTTGTCCCATCCTCATACAAGGTCGGGTGTGTCCAACATAGTGATACATCACGTGGGTAGCTGGGCGACTGGGCCAATGTGATAGACCCAAGGAGTAAGAATGCTATGAAGCCTTGCAATATTCGTTTCATGCGTAATCCTCTACTGTAATCCACACGGTATTTTCACTTAACGCACCGAGGATATTCTCGTATAGACGCCGGTACGCGAGGACACTACTTGTGACTTGCCCCCGTTCAAGCACGTTGGATATCTGACCATCGCCAACGAGGATACAACCATCTGTATCATCATCTTTGTTGCCAACGTGAATATAAATGTACTGAAAGTTAGGGACATCTTGGAGCCACAGCATTCCCTGATGCCAATCAAATCGTTTCTGGTAACGCTTAATCATCCCCCCTTCGTTACGCAGCTTGATCTCATACCTCCCCGCAGGGATACGTGTCTCTCCAGATATCTTTGCTACACTAAACTGATCCTCTAGTGTGTAGCACAAGAAGCGAGGACCCTCCGCATCAAACAGGTTGCCAAGGGTAGCTTCGTCGCCAGAACTAATCCTGAGGAGTTTCAGCTCCATCGCCATTGCTTCCTGCTGGTGGGTCTTCGTCAAAGAGGGGGACCTTTTCGCCCACTGGCTTCTGGGCTGCGGCTGTGTCAATAATCTTAAGCTGACCATTGGCTATGGCCGCGAGCCATAGCTTCATTTCAGACACCTGTTCAGATTTAGCTGAGGATACAGGCACTCCCTCGTTAAAGATTTGGAAAATACCGAGGGCTATTTTCTGGTGACCATCTGGTTGTGGCTGTGTATCAGGCACTTCTTTCTCCTTATTATGGATGGCTGAATTCACAGCCTTTGCTACTTCATTTAATTGTACCACGCTAGGTAGTATCCTGCAATGCTGACTTAGCTTCATTCAATGCAGCTAACTCTATTTCTAAATCAGCTAAATACTCAGCATCGTCCTCTGTCCATTCAGCATCATCACTCCTTTGACGAAATCTCAAAGCTGCCATCTCTTTCAACAACTTATTGATGTCTCGCTGTAGCAAGGCGACGAAAGCATTGTTGATTGGCGCTGCTTCTTCTGCTACTATCTCCTTAATATCCTCAGCCATTGCATTCATAAGAAGGGGCTGTAGAATAAACCAGAAGATAGGTATGAGAGTAAGGTAGGTCACCAACTGGTTGATGCCTATGCGGATACCCTGTTCTTTTGCTGTACTCATGTTATTTTATTCCGTATGGCTGTGCGGAGCTGTGCAAAGGTACGATCAGGGAGGCCTTCAATGGCTCGCAGTATGTTGAATTCCTCTACCACTATTTCAGCAAAAGCCTTAAGGATTTTTTGGGTATCCAGTTCATCCCGGGCCTTATCTAATTCAGCATCAACTTCTACTTGTGTGAATGACGCATCTATAGTTGCTTGATTTGCAGCATAGGTGATAAGAGCTGCATCAAGAACAGCCTGACTAACATCAGGTACTTCAAGTTCATCTCCTGTTAAGGATAATTCCTCAAGATTACTACCTGCATGATCAGCAAGTGCTCTTAAATTGTGACTTACTTGGACTGTGATTTTAGCCATTACTCTTCTATTATCTCCATCTCAAACCACGGACGCCCCGCAAGAATGTTTAAGGCAATCGTACTGAATTGGATAGCTTGTAATTCAAACCAATCACCTCCTGCAACACGAATAATGCCCGTCATAATGTAAAAGCCGTGATCCATTACATTCTGTAGGTGTGAACTTGCTGATGAATAAGGTATGAAAGAAGTACGGTCATCATCAGCAGAAATGAGCGCTCCATTCTTACGAATACGCATCCCCCTCGCACCATTGAAGTTTGCAAAGAATTGAACACTACCTTTTAGACGTACTCTTACCACACCTGCTGGAACTGTTAAACGATTATTGTTAGCTCCTGAAACATGGATATTATCTGTATCGTATGCTTCATTAGTGAACAGTACCGTAGTCCATACCCCACTAGTGGTTGACTGATTACTATTCCTATAAGCAAGACAACCTCTTACTGCGGGAAGACCAGTAACAGCACCGATATCTGATTCAGTTAATGCTCGTTCAAACCCTACGCCAGTGTCTAAGTTATTAACTTCAAGACCACCATTCGCTGCGGTTACTGTACGAGTTACTTCAACATTGTTAAAGAACTGGGAAGCCTTGCCGTTCGCTACCCCCTGAAATGCTAGCTCGCCCCCTGTGCCAACTCGTAATTCTACGAGGGTAATACCTGTGAGGGTAGCTTGAGCATCTGGATCAGAGAATAGGAATACACGGGGAACACCAGCAAAACTATCATGCCCAAGTTCAAAATCTTGTCCATTGATACGATTGAATATGTGCATCTTAGCTTCAGCACTAGTCCAACCCCAGTCGCCTTTGAGATTACCTGAAGAATCTTTAAGCTGAACAGTGTGTGGCTCGGTATCACTATTACCGTCCGCAAATACATCTACTTGACTTGCTATTGAAGAAGCAATAAATCGTAATTTACCATCACCAAAAAGGGCGACACTACTACCAACAGCATCAAGATCAAGGCCACCTAAAGTAGAGAGGAGTTTAGCCCCAGACCCATCAACTGTAACTGTCAATAGTCGTGACGCAGCACTAAAATCCCACTGGCCTCCCCTAAGAGTCCATGGGCCGATGGCTGTGCCAACACGAGTAATCTCTATAGCATTTTCTACATCTACAAGGGGTGCTCCGTCCGTAGCAGAAGCAAGGACAAACTTGTCAGCATCAGCTCGGAAATTCCACACCCCTTCATCTGCTGTGCCTCCTGTCTCCCGTAAGGATATGGAAACATCTGCACCACTAAGGATGATAGGGTTAGAGTACAAGAATGAAGCTGCACCTGACCAATCCCAGTTACCTGTGGGAGCATAGTCCCCACCTTCATTCATTACTGCGACCCACATACCTCCTACAAAAATATCCATAGGATTAAGTGCGTCGCTAGTCCACCGTGCCTTGTCGTTAGCAGCAACGCTGACCCGCATCTCATCAAGGCCAGGACGATAGAAGCCCATGTTCTGTTGGTTAGCCCACGATATACCAGGAAGATTAACTGTTCCGTCTGCATTAAGGAACGGTACAATCATACCTCCAGACCCTGTGCGGGAGAGGGAATCGGTAAGCGCGGCAGCGATGTCATCCATCGTGGGGTTCGCCCACGTTGTTTCAATAATCGTACCCGGGATTACCGGGTTTCCTGCTGGTAGGGTATAAGTCCCTCCGCCATCACGTGGCATTACTGTTCTCCCTGCGCTATGATACCTGCTTCAATCGCTGCTACCTGTCGGCCAGTCAACCCAGCCTGCTTCAATTGTGCAACGAACCATGGATGATGTTTGGGGTCAAGCAATCTTCGCATATTATGCTGACCAGTAATAACCTTTTGAAATCTTTGGCTTGCCATGATCCTACCAACTCCGATGATGCCAGCCAATGCGACGCCACCACTGGCGAGCCCAGCACTCATAACAGTTGCGACCGCTGCTCCAGCCTGTGTCGCTGCGAGGAGCTGATAAATCCCTGGCCTACTTGGGAACTCTGGCAATGCTTTCGCAGCGTCACGAGCTACTGCAAGGTAAGAATCCTCAACAGGGGTACTTCTAGAAGCCCCTTTCGCAGACCTACTAAGAAGTTGTTTGGCAGTGAACTCACCACCTTCCTTACTAGCATCGTCAAATGCTTTGCCAAGAATTTGATAATGCTTATATGGTTCAGCCAGTTGCTCGTAACGAGAAAATACTTCATCATCAACTTCCCGTTTAAGGACATCATCAACGCTGTCAATAGCCTCGTCAATCTTTTTATTGATCCCTGCACGTAGCGGACCTTTCCCAGATTGAGACCTGAGGTTATTAAGAGCATTACGATGATTCAACAAATTAGCTCCTTGCTGACCAGTTCCTTTTGGTATCCTGTACAAACCTTCACTAGCCCCTTCTAGCATATTTCTTACTTCTTTAGGTACTTTCAAACGGGTAGCATCCACAACTGCATTGTTGATGTCATCGTAGGCTGTACTCCAAAAGTCATCCAGCTTACTCATCATCGTTACAACACTATCATCCCCAGCTAAACTGACATTGGCCCACTCAGTATCTGGATGAGCTTTCGTTGATGCCCACTGACGTAAGTCATTAACTGCATCAGTATACTGCCCTCTGACTTTACTTGAAACACCAGGAAGATTTGCCAGTACTCCATTATACCACATCTTAGTGATGCCTTGACCTGACTGGGAAAGGGGAATGAACTGGCCGGTCTGCTTCTGCAGAGCTATAGCTTCCGGAGTCATACTGGTGAGTTTGAAGTTGCGCCAGCTATTACCGATCTTCTGGCCTAACCATCCACCACCAGCTCCAAAAGCTGCGCCTCCCATCGCCCCACCAACCCGATGCTCTGGGCCACCAAAAATCGCACCTATGGCAGCGCCCTCTGTGGCCCCTCGAGCAACCGGACTTTGCAGTACCCTACCTGCCCTACTAAACCCCTGCCGACTAAGCGTACCGGCGCTTCGAGCGGCTCTCAGCCCTGTTCCTGCGGCCTTGCCTGCCATACCAATGCCGCCGCTGACCGGCAAGGTAGCTGCGATCTCTCCGACTACACTTCCGAATTGTCCCATGCCTGTAGCCATAAGGTCAGCATCTATAGCCTGAGCATCAGCAAGCTCATCATCACTGATGAACCCGAACATATTACCAATCTGTCGGCCAGTTTCAACAGCCCCCCGACCCATGCCTTCCACGAATCGGTCCAGCTTAGTTTCACCGGCTGCACTCCCAGCTTCATCATAGCCAAAGTCAGCATTAGTAGCCAGACCTTCTCGAATTGCACGGCCAGCAATCGCATGCTTCTTCATATCATCAGGTACGTTCCTAATGACAGTACCATTTGGAAGTCTATAGTCCATTAGTTTGCCTCAGCAGTTCCCCAGTCAGCCACAACTACTCCCTCATCTTGATTTGGTGGGGGAGCAATAGCTCCCACGCCAGTTGTTCTGGGATCAGTCCCTTGTGAATCATGGAAGCGTTGCGTCCATGTAGCTACAACTTCAGGTGAATAGCCTGCGCTGATACCAGCCTCAATATTGGCAATTCCCGCTGCAATCTCTGGGAAGGCTATTAGTATTTCCCTATCGGTAGACATACCATCAAGGGTTTCCAACAACTCTTCAGCAAACCGAGCCATTTCTGGGTCAGTCACAGCCGCACCAGACCTAAGTTTGAGCAGCTTGTTACGAACAGAAGCTATGCCCTGCCGGAGCCTTACTGCTTCATCCCCAACAATTCGGTTGGGCTTCCAACCTCCGCCTCCAACACCTTCAATGCCTTGCCCGTACTTCGCCCCACCTTCACGATATTGATCAAGTATCTCACTGACACGCACCATATCACCTTTAAGCTCAGGTATATTCATACGTGTCATAGTTTCAGAATACTTACGAACATTATCGTTAAACTGTTTCTCCATAGTCATAGTTAGCCGACGCTCTGCCGGTGAACCTACTTCACGAAGATAGGCATTGTGTTTTTCCTGCTCTTCTTGTTTGCGGATAGCTAGAGCATGCTTCTTACCAAACTGATCTTCCAGTTGGTCGTAATAACTCTGCGTTAAATCACGCTGAGCTTTCTTCTGCAAGTTTGCCGCCTCTGCCAATACACTCTGCTGAACATTCTTACTCAACGCTGCCCCGAAAGGCTGGAGTACTTCATCCCCCGTTAGCTGCGCGAGCGCACCAATTTCAGACTTACGACGTAGACCTTGTGCCAGAGCTTTCTGCATCTCCGGGTCACGGTCTGCCATAAGCATAAGTTCAATTGGATCAGGCATATCAGATTCCTAATTCTTCCAAGTCTTCCTCAGTTACTTCTTTCTTATTGCGTAAAAGATCAATAAGACTCTTACGCCCTTCTGTCTGCTTGCCCCCAATATCTTCTACTTTCTTCTTACCTTTATATCGGCGTAGCCCGACAGACAAATGCTCCAATGGGGAAGCAGCGACAAAGGTGCGCCCTTGATTTAAGTAGCGACCTTTAGCATCCTCAGTATCCCGTAGGTCCTCAGCACGTTCAGCCTGCTTCTTTAGTTCCCCCATGCCAGCATACTTCTGAGCATCCTCATCACTCATGCTAGCAAAAACTCCAGTGCTAGCTGCTGTTCCTGCTCCAGCTTGTGCAGGAGCAGGAGGCCCCATCGGACTAGCATCCCCCTGAACCTGCATAGTGCTGAGTTGCATGGGGTTTTGAGGACTCCCCACGGCAGGCCCACCAACTGAAGCACTTGGGTCTTGTTCAATGAACCATGCAGGGACAGGGTCGCCCTGCTTCCAGCCAGAAGCGAGGAGCTTTTGCATTGCTGCCTGTTGACCGTTGCTCATTAGTATCTCCTCCCTCCACCACCCATACGTTGAGGACCTCGTCCTGGGCGATCATATCTTCCAGTCATAGGGGCACGACCACCTCCGGGATTAGGAGGTCTTCGCATTTGCTGAGCTAACTGCTGTTGCTGAGCCATACGACCCCCTAGACCTGCTTGCTGAGGCCCTACCACACCTCCCGTTCTACCCGGGATACTCCCACCATACCCACTTGGACGATATGGTTGGTTCATTACACCAGCCATATTTCCACGGGGAGGAGGAGCCGTAGGCTGCATCATTCTTCCTTGTGTCTGCTGTGCTTGGCGGAACCTATCCGCTAGGCCACCAGTTCCTTGAGCAGCTCGTGCTTCTTGCCCACGCCTAAGAGCTCCTCGTATAGCTCCGCCACCACTTAGGTCTTGGCCCCTGTTCATACCCATTATAATCTCCCGTAATCAACAATCGCATAGCCAGCCGGAGCCGCCACGACCATATCTGGATTCTCGTGTGCCAGTACCCCGAAGCCTTTTTCACCCCAGATGTACGTCCACTTGTAGAACTTACGATTAGCCCAGCGTCCGACATATTCTACGCTGCGTTTCAACCTTACATCACTGAAACTCATCATGCCTGCGCCAGCATTCATAACACTCTGCCAGCCTGCCTGATCTGCACTGAATTGATCCATGTCAGCACTGTATGTATCACGGGCTGCTCCTGTATAGTCAGCTCCCTCTACAACTCCTGCGGTATTGAAGCCCGGCATACTCGGCATTCCCACCTGTTGACCATGCAGTATAGCATTGATCTCGTTGAGGCTAAATCCTCGGGCTTGCATAGCTTCAGCAATTTCTTGCTGGCGAAGCTGGGTATTATACCCTCCAGCACCGATATCCATGCCCTGCATACGACCACCTTCAGCCGCTGCCGCCATGTCAGCTTGGAACCCAGCCTGCTGATAAGCATCAGTCCGCTGCTGTTCCATAGTCTGCATAGCGTTGTCATAAGCCTCGTCACCGGGACGCAAGCCTTGATTTCGTAGGGCAGACTCTTGCTGTTCAGCACGTTGCTCCCACTGTGGATCAAGTCGTGAGGTAGCTCTGCCATAGAGGGCTTCACCTGCCCGATCCCCATAGTAGTCACCACCTTCAACCCGACCACCACCTTCACTGAATTGTGTCCAATCCATTGGGTCGCCAAATTCATCCTCCACCCTACCCATCATACCACCAGCAAGATTACTCCTAGCGGTCTGCATCCCTAGTTGTGCATCAAGAGCTTCCTGCTGTTCGGGGGAAAGAGTAATATTCTGCGTCCATGCTCCTTCAGGGTCTTGCGCCCACTCAACTGTCCCCCACGGAGTAACTTGTGTAGGACGGTTAGCTGCCGTCTGCATCTCCAGCATTTCAAGATTGCCAGCCGCAGTCTGTTCGGCCGCTGCCTCGTAGTCAGGCGCAGCGGGAGTAGATTTGCCCATCTTCCTTCCTTATGTATTTGCAGTTCTCTTTGCGGTACTCTGTCACCACAAAGTCAATGCCAACTTCAAAGCCATCTTTAACTCTGAATATTTCCTCAAAGCCGATGTGTTTGTTAAATCGTAAGGCTTTCTTGTTACATTCTGGAGTAACGCCTATGATTACACCCTTGTCACAAGTGACAAAGGCATACCCAAAGACAGCCTCTGCCCATCCATGTTTGAATATGAATAGGTCTTCAAAAGCTATGTGGATGTGTACGCTATTATGAGCCCATGTATCAAAAGCCACCATGCCTACAATCTTCCCATTCTTATACGCGACAATACCTTTTGTATCAGCACAACGGACACACTCAGCCCTAGCATGTATCCAGTCCCATTCTTCATTACGGGACATGGGGAGGTAGTCAATCAAAGTAAGCCTCCATCGTCCCACATCATGCCAAAGGCGATCAATGTGGTTTCCACTTGTGACTTACCTCGTAGAGCAATAGCCATTGTCTTACCTATGCCATAAGCTCCACGCGCTGGCTGGAAGGCTACTGACCCTCCACCCCATATATCTATATCCCACAAACCTGAATCCCAGATACCAACACCGAAAGCACTTGCATTAGGAGGTGAAGGTAGTTCAGACAAATCATAATCATAAAAGGCTTTCACCGTATATGATGGGAATGACTGTGCTATGAAAATAGGCCTGATAAATTGCATACGTTTGAATTGCTCAGGCGTATCCATATCCTGGTAACTCGTGAGGAGTTGCCAATCAATTTGTAAAGGAACCGGGCTAGACAATTCAACAAAATCAATTGTCCCTTGGAGCTTCCACACGTTAATCGTAGAAGCCCCAAAGTAAAACTCAGACTGGTACTGTTCCGATGTGAGTATAGGTACGTCGTGCCAAATAGACCATGCCTTCAAATTAAGGTCATACACATACTGCGTATGAGGTATTTGGTTTTCCTTGGGGGAGGAAATCACCAGCCGCGATATGCCGGGGTGAATCCTTATTTCCCACCCAAATAGATTTTTAGACCGCGCCATCGCTTGATTGATAAATGCCTGTATTTTCCACGTCAGACTAGCCTCTAAACTGAAGGGGTCTTTTCCTTGCAGGAGGGCTCCCATACTGATGAGTCCGTAGGTGGAGAGGAGGAGCATGTCTCCACCATAAAGTCCAGTAATTCTTCTTCCGAAAGGGACAGACCCAACAAACCAGAGTCCGATAATTCCGAAAGTCGCTGAGCTGCTTGGATCTGTTCCAGCGTAGACAATAACGTCTCCCGCAGAGCTGACCGCAACGAGGTAATCATCGGGGCCTTCGCCGCT